GACCTTCGCGCTAGAGTGTTTCGCCTATCGCTCGGTGCGGTGTATCGACAAACTTGGTCACTATTCCTGCAATACAACAAGAAGGACTTGCAGTTCCGATACCGAGAGGACACGGGGAGGATGGATGTTGATGCCTTTATGGGCGATTACGTTATCGAACCCAAGGGTGGCCCAGATAGCCAGAACCGCGCACTCAAACTTCAACAGGCAATGGCCCGCAAGCAACTATTCGCTGGCTCGCCGTTCATTAACCAAGCCGAACTGGATCGAAGCATTCTGGAACTGGATGACCCAAGCTTGGTGCGCCGAATGTTCATGGATGCCAATATGAGACAGGAGCATGAAGCACTTGAGGAAGCGAACAACATCACAATTATGGAGACGGGCTTTCCTGTTCCGGTGCGTGGGAACGAACGATTTGAGATTAGAATTGGCGTACTGATTCAATACTTGGATAACCGGATGAGCGAGAATATGGATATTTCAGAAAAGACTCAACAACTCATAGCCCAGAGAATCGAGCAACTTTTACAGGCGTTCGAGCAAGTTGATCCAAAGGCGGCGAAGGCTATGAGGGAACAATTAGCAGTAGCAGCGGAATCGTTAATGCAGGAACGTCAGGGTGAGGTATCGGGTGATGGCGGAATTGAGCAGGGATCAGGAGTATTACCGCAAGAACAAGGCCAAGGCATCGTTGCGTAACAGAGAATACTATAAGAAAAACAGGGAGAAGATACGAAAGCAACAGCGGGAATACTACTTGAAGAACAAGGACGATCTGCAAAAGTATCGTTCAGAGCATTACTATGCAAATTGGGATCATTGCCGAAGAGTCCAAAAGAGATACTTCCAGAAGTACAAGGACGTTGTACAAGCCAAGAGAAGGGAGAGATTGAGGTCAAACCCCATCGCGAGGATAATAAAGAATCTGCGATCTCGCCTAAATTCCGTTATCGTCGGCAAGAGCAAGCGCACTATGAGTTTGGTCGGATGCGACAAGAGACATTTGTTCAGGCACATAGAAGTTCAGTTCAAGGGGGAAATGAGTTGGGACAACTACGGAAAGGTGTGGCACTTAGACCACCACATACCAATAGATGCGTTTAATCCAGATAACGACAGAGAGTGGGAGGCTTGTTGGCACTTCAGCAACCTCAAGCCAATGTTAAGTAAAGATAACCTGAGGAAAGGAAATAAGATATGTTTGGAAAGATAAAAGCCATGATGTTATTCGCCCGTCACGTTGAGTGGGTGGACGAACCAAAGTGGGAAAGAGAAGATTCCGAGAGATTGACAAGTTTTTTAACGTCTCATACTGGTAAGAAATTAAGCTTAATACTGCGTAATATGGTGGTTCGGGGCAATGCGAGGTGTGTGCAGAGTAAAAAAGACCTTGAATTTGAGGCAGGATTTGCCAATGGTTTCAGAGGGGCGGTTACGAGTATAGAATCTCTAGCCAACTCAGAATTTTACGAGGCTCAGGAAAGTCCGCTTGATGAACTCGAACAATAGGGCATACGTTTTCGTTAACGTGTCGTGGCGAAGATGAACAGTAGACACATTACAGGTGGTCACAGTGCGCGACTGCTTGATAAAATGCACAAAGATAAACCATGAGTGAAGAGAATGAAGTGTTATCGTTGGAAGGGCTGCAAGAGTTAGCTGCCGAACAGGATAGATTGTCTGGATATGATGATGGGGAGCACCCCGCCATTCAGTCCGCAGTGGCAATTGAATCCATGAAGGAAGTTGCTCCCAAGCCAGATAAGATTGATGAACCCGCTGCGGTCAAAAAGGAAGAAGTTCCTGAGGCTAAGGAGGTTTCTGAAACTAAACTGGAAGACCCCCCGCCCAAGGATGACGGTTCTTTGAAAAGTGAAGTTGCGGATGATCGTAGGTCGAAGTCGGAAAAGCGTCTTAATGAGACTTGGCGTAAAGTCAATTCTGAGAAAGAAAGCATTGCCGAAGAGCGTAGGGAACTTGAGGAACTGAGAAGCTCCTTGAATGACCGAGCCAAGCCAAGCGAGTACGTCGATGAGGACGGACACACTTCCGCAGACTACGAAGCTGCTGCTCAGAACTTTGCCGCTGAAGGCGAACATGGTCTTGCTGAAAAGGCCAAGGAACAAGCCCAATCGGTGAGAGATTCTGAACACGGATCAAAGGTTGATAGAATGGATAACACATTCAAAGACGAATGGAGTAGCAATTTTGATAGGGCCGCTGAGTCTTATCCTGAGTTGCGAGATCATAGTTCACCCTTCCGCAAGGCAGTTAATGGTATGCTGGAAGAACGTGCCGTGCTTACTACCTATTCAGGTGGGATTTTGGATGCAGCAGATATTGTTGCAATACAAATGAAAGCTGGCGATGCCTCCCAACTTCAAGAACAGGTCAAGGCTCTCACGGACGAGAACTCTGGCCTAAAATCGAAACTATCTATTGGTGGTTCCGACCCGACAGACAGCCCAAGTGGCCCAGCGAAGTTTGGCGATCTCTCCCAAGGGGAACAGTTTGCCGAACTACAGCGGAAAGCCGCCCAGCTAGATTCATCGGGAGGTTACTAATGGATACAAGTGCATTAAATAAAACATGGCTACTGTAACAACCACGAATCCGTCCTCCATAGCGGATCAATATCAAACGTACTTTAGTAAGCAATTACTAGACTACGCTGTACAGGCTCTCCGAAAAGCGGAATTTGCCCAAACGGCTCCGTTGCCCCGTAATGCGGGCGCGAAGACGATTCGGTTCTTCCGCTTTGGCGAGCCTTCAACCGCCTCCGTTCAGACGTCGAGGCGACCTTAGCACAAATCGGTCAGGTGATTGCCGTGACGGATATTCTAAATGCGACCTCGCTTCTGAATATCATGTCTCAGGCGGTCAGGACTAATGGCGAAGATGCCGCCCTCAAGTGTGACACTATCATTCGTGATGAACTCGTTAATAACGGGGACACCGACGAAAGCGATAGCCGCACTAAACGCTACTCCGGTGGAGCGGCGAACTGGGCAGCATTGGCAGCGTTATCTGACGCGAATGGCAAAATCGCAGCAACCGACCTGTTGGATAGTGTGACTAATCTGAAGATTAACCGCGCTCCACAAATCGGTGGTCACTATGTAATGATTGCCGCCCCCCACGTAACCCGTGACTTAATGAACAACACTGATTGGCTCGAAGCCCATAAGTACAGTGCCGTTCAAGGTCTGTTCAAGGGTGAGGTCGGTGCGTTTCATGGCGTAAAAGTCATTGAAGACACCAATCCTTATGTTGAGGATGCGGATGCCGCGAAGGGAGCACACGTTACCTCTGGTGGCGAAATCTATTCCAGCTTTGTAATGGGTGGAGATGCCTTTGGTGTCCCTGCTCTCGCTGGCGATTCGCCCAAGTCACCGTCCGTTCTGATTACGGATACTGCTGACAAGAGTGATCCCCTAAACCAAACAACTACAATCGGCTGGAAGGCTTACTACACCGCTAAGGTTCTCAATGAGAATTGGTTCGTAGTTCTCCGTTCGCGTTCTGCGTACTCCTAAGCCGAAAGGTTAACATAGCTGGGGGAGCCTAAGAAACTCCCTCGGTTTTTACAACTTGGAGATGTGAGATGCCAATTTACGTTTACGAGAATGAATCTGGTGTAAGGATCGAAGAGATTCGGTTACTCAAAGACCGCGATAAGTGTCCCGATGGATGCCACAGGGTTCCTGACCCCCAACCAATATCACTTACCGGAAACGCCTCTAACCCAACCAATATGAAGGACGGGGTTATGAAGGGGTACTATAACGAAGAGTGCAAGTCAGGAAGCAGGTGGTCTTCCGCGTACAGTAAAAAACAAATCCTAAAAGCATGGAGTAACTAATGTTGAGAAAAGATATAGCAAGCGTAGGTCAGATTAAATCCAATACGACTTGGGACAATGACCTTCTGGTTAGTGCAGTCGGAACAGTAATGCTTGGACTCTTGGGTTCCAGTAAGAATTCCTCCGATCAGTATGTCATGGTATTTGATAGTGCGGCTGCTGTGAGTAATGGTACTGCTCCCAAGATTCATCCCATCTTCATCTCCGCGCTGGATAACTTTTACATTGAGATTCCCGTTAGGGGCATGAAGTTCGATAACGGAATCTATATTGCCAACTCATCCACTAACACAACCCTAACTATAGGCAGTGCCGATTGCTGGTTCACTGCGGTAATGATATGAGTCAAAGTAGCAAATCAACAGGCGGCGGCGGCGGCGGTGCGCCAGAAGGAACAGCAGTTCTCAGCACCGGAGAGACTGGGGCAACGAAGTTCCTGCGCGAAGACGGGGATGGAACTTCCAGTTGGCAAGTGCCTTCGGGAGCGGGAACCGTCACCGGAACCGGAGCGGACAATCAGGTTGCGGTGTGGGATTCTACGAGCGGGATTGAAGGAACCAGCAGCCTCGTTTTTGATGGCACACGACTCGGCATAGGAACGGATTCGCCGGACAAACTCTTGCATCTTGAAAGCACGTTGCCCGCTGTTGGTGGGTGGATGCCACGGAGAGGGCGTGGGGATTGCAAGTCAATAATGAGAAGTTTATCGGTGCGTGTTTCGCTGATGACTTTACTGGGGGAGAAAATTGGCTAGAGGTAACAAGAACAGGAGCGACGATTAATAATATCAGCCTCCCGAATGGCAACGTCGGCATCGGGACGTCTGCGCCAGCCGAGCAGCTACATATAGCCAATGGAAACATCCGAGTTGGAGGAGACAGCCGAAAGATAACTTTTTCGGGCAATCAAGCTGAAATAGGCACATCCTCGTCAGCCCCCTTCATAGTAACCACCAACGGTTCCGAACGTATGCGAATACTAGCTGGCGGCAACGTCGGCATAGGCGAATCCGCTCCAAAGGGAATCTTGCAATTAGGTAGTCGCGGCACTGGTTCCGCACCATCATTTGACGGCTCTACCGAGGGTCTAATCTTTGATGTTTATAACGGCAGCAACCCTTACCCCCGCTACTGTTCAATCATTGCCGAGGGGTATGGTGATGCCTCCGCCGAATTATCTCTCTGGACTACTCCGGCATCGGGTAGTGCGACAAAACGCTTAACCATAGACAGCGCGGGCCTCGTCGGCATAGGTACTTCGGTTCCAGCAACCGCAATTCAGGTAGCGGGTGGTCACATTTCGATTGATAACGGAATGGCGTATCAGTCTTTCACGAACGCTGGAACACGACGAAACCTATTATCTGTTGACTCATCCGATAAGATAACTATTGGAGGGTCTTCTGGTTTAGGTGAGATAGCCTTAACCAGCGCGGGCCTCGTCGGCATAGGCACGGATTCGCCAGATGTGGCCCTCCTCCACGTTAGTGACAGCACTAATCTGACCACGGTTGGTTCGTCTAATGTGTTGAGATTAGCAGGTGGGAGTGGAGCCTCCGATCAGGTTATTGAATTAGGATTTCACTCGGAAACTAAT